ATGTCGGAAAACGTGGTAAAAATGCAAAAAGGCTGGGTAGTGCAGCTGAAGTCGGGCGGTCCACTAATGACCGTAACCGAAGTAGAATCGGACATTGACGGTGACACCGTCTATTGCCAATGGTTCGGCGATAAGAGCAAGCTTGAATACTCGTCGTTCGCCTCCTTCGCTCTCATTGTTAAAAATCAATCTTGAGAAGCCCACGACCTGCCGGTTGAATGGTGGCTGGACATCTTCATCGCCTTTGCCCAAACGGAGAGAGCGGGGTCATGGATGATAACCTCACGCAATACCTCAAGTGTGACGTAGAGCTGAACTTCGCCGGGCCTTCACCCGCCGTTGTGAACAAATGGGCGGCAGACGTGCTCCGCGCTTTGGCTGATAGCATCGAAAAAAACGAGTTCGAGGACGGCCATCACGAAGTCAAAGACAGCGTCGGAAAGCCGGTCGGAACGATCTATCTCGACTTCAGCGAAGGCGACGAATTCTGAATACACGGTGACCGCTAAACCGCAAACAGGCTGAGGTCTGTCAAGTCCGCATCTTCATATGAGCTACGCCCAGAAGCGCCCTGAATGGCCCGGCCAGAGGCGATGATTGCTGCGACTGCCGGGTCGATCTTGTCGATGGACCGCTCTTTTACGGGCCGTCGGTTGCCGCTGGCATCGGCGTACAGAACGACGTTGCCGACCGCCCATCGGAGCATCGGATTGCCGCCATGAACGAATTTTCGGTCGAACATGGTGGCCTCGAAGTCGATCACAGGCCGGGCAAACGTCGAAATGTTCTGCGGGAACTCCGCAACGGGCATGCCGTCCTCCTCCAGGCTCTTCATCACGTCTTGTGCGTGCCACCTGTCAAAGGCAACTTCCTCGACTTGGAAGCGTTCGGAGAGTTCGCGAATATACGTCTCGATCATCTCGAGGTCGATCGTGTCGCCAGGCGTGGCCGTGAGCCAGCCCTGATCCCTCCATAAAGCGTATGGCACGCCATCCGTGCGCCGGCGGATCGCTCCTTCGGGGCAGAAGGTTTGCACATGCAGCGCAATCCGTCCGTCTTCCATGGGAACCGCCATGGCGACCGCGGCGAGGTCGATGCGCTTGGCGAGGTCGACGCCAATCCACGCTGGCCGCCCCTCAAGAGATGAAAGGTCAAGTTCGCCCGCGTTTTCGTCCCATATATCGAGCGACCACTCAGGATTCGCCGCACCGTCCAGCCACACGTTAAGGTGAAGCTGCCGGAACATCTCCCTATCTGCCGGCCGGTGCTCGGCTTCCCGCACCATTTGCCGCATGCCGTCGATATCGGGGTAGGGCGGAATGCAAGACAAGCCCGGGTTTACACGGTGCCAAACCGCCTCATCGCGCCAGTCTTCGTCCGGACCGGCTTCAAAGAGGATCGGAAGAAACGCGTCGTCTTCGATCTGACCAGCCGCCACCGCCTTGGCATAGCGGTACATCTCATATGCAATGTTCTCATGGCCGATGCCGGCCGTTGTGGTGACAACGAGCAAACTGCCTGGCGTCTTCACCAGGCCCGTCTTGATGGCATCCCATAAGTCACGTTTTTTCCACGCATGCAGCTCGTCAACGAGCGCGAACACGGGCGTGCGTCCATGCGCCGTGGCAGCATCTGCGGACATCGCCCGGTAGTGGGCGCTGCTCTTCCGGTGCGTGATTCTGTTCTTGGTATCTTGAACCGCAAACGCTTCCTCAAGCCGCGGGTGGGCGCCGATAACGCCCTTCATTTCTTCCAGGGCAATACGCGCCTGGTCTCGGTCCACGGCGGCTGACACCACCTGCGATCCGGGAATACGTTCCGGGCCGAGATGCAGCATTGCCAACGCAGCGCCAAGCGTGGTCTTCCGATTACCTCGCGGGATGAGCGCAAAAACAGTCTTGATGCGCCGCGTGCCGTCTGGCTTGGTGTCACCGTAGACCTTGCGAATGATCCGCTCTTGCCACCGGTCTAGCTGAAAAGCCCGGCCCGGCGCCGTCGATTTCGGATGTCGCAGCGCCTTCAGGAAGGCTACCGCTCGCTCACCTTTCCCGTGCGGATCCGGGATAAGAGTGTCGTCGAAGACCCATGATGGGTAGCTAGATGTCGCCAAGGGCGTCGTCTTCATCACTTCCAACGGCGCCTCCCTTGTTCTTTGTTCTGCTGGCTGGCGTCAAACCAAGCTCTGCGGCCAGCCTGCGAGAGGCTTCCACGGCTTCCTTGACAAGGGTTGTGGCGGGGTGTCGCTTCAATTCACCGGTCGGCGAGACGTAGGTCGGGCCATCCTTGGACACGATCGCCTCGGCCGTCCGCATGTTCGCTACGGCCAGGCAGTAGGCTTCGACCGTGCCAAGTTCGTGCGCGGCAATCTTCCGATCGACGACAAGCTGCGGCACAACGCGGCGCCATTCTGCTTTCGCGTGCGAAGGCAGCCACTTGGGCGCGGGCGGGGCTGAGGAAAGCGCGCCGTCGAGGGCCGTTACGGCCGCCTTTCGTCCACGGGCCATCGGTCACTCCCACGCATAGGAGCGGCGCTCCCGGACAACATCCCAAACGGAAAAGGGCGCTTCAAAAAGGTTTTCACCGGTGGCCTCTCGGTTCTCATACCAATGGCCCACGAGCGCCAGGACAGCCTGCTTAAAGTCGTCTGGCACTGTCGGGAACTCGGTTTCGATTTCATAGCCGAGCAGGGACTCCAGATGGGCCTGCGCGGCCTCGATCTTGCCCTCGATGAGGTTGTCGTCATCGCTGAAAGTGATGCGCAGGTGCGCCTTTGCGGCGACAAGGTCGACGATTGCCATAGGATGAAATTCCCAATTAGAGGTTATACCGAAGAAGCCACCCACGCTGGTCCAACCCGTTTGGGGGGAAATTGACGACCGACCCCCGGTTGTGCGAGGCTGCGGCAGCATTGGGAGGCGAGAATGGATGCAGACGAAGTCAGGGAGACGCTTAGACGCGTGCTCCGCAATGAACTCGATGATTGCGAGAGAGCGATCCGCAATGAGGATCTAGACAAGGCAAGACGCGAGCTCGATGATGCCATCAGCAAGTTGAAGAGGCTGATGAACAGTATCTAACGCCCAAAGCCACCTTCACTCTTGATCGCCTTACGACGGTTGCAGATGTCGTGGTATGGCTGCCAGTTGCTGCGAGACCAGAACAGCTTCTTGTCACCCTTTGGCGCGATGATGTGATCGACCATGTTAGCAGGCCGACCGCAACCACAGGCGCACAATGGGCTACCAAGAGCAGCGAGCCAGGCTTTGCTTTCCTTGGCCCACTTGCCATCATAACCACGACTGGCCGCACTGCCGCGTGCTGCGTCAAGCTCGCGCTGACGGGCTGCTGCTCGCTTGGTGGAGCAATCGCATCGCGTACCCTTGGGCACGCTAAAGCCACAAGGGCAAATAACGTTTGGCATTGATGTTCCTTGAGATGAAGGCGGCCGGGATCACCCCGACCGCCGCCACGCGGTTACCAGCCGCTTAGCGTGATCATGATGGAAGAAGAGATTGGCGGGCCACCATGATCTTCAGGCGCCGCTCGCGCCCCACATCGTCCCGCCGGATTGGGTTAGGCGACCGGTCGGCTCGCCGCACGGCCCAGGACCGCAGCGACACCTGCCGCAATAGACGTTCCGGATGCCTTGGTCAGCACAGGGCGCACATAGCGTTTGAACCCGTGATAGCCGACTTTGAACGTGCCGCTTGCGGTGAGCACGGCCGGGGCGTTGCTCTTGACCTGTTCGGCAGCGACGGCTGCGAAGGTGACGTTATCGTCGGAGTCTTCGAGTGTGACACCGAACGCGCCAGAACCGACAATCGCGCCGGTCTGGACGAGAAACGCCAAGCTGCCAAAGCCGAGCGTGTCAATGCCGGTGCCGTTGGCGGAAGCAGACTGTACTGCGGGATCGATCGACGAACGCGCGCCGATATTAGCTGCGAGTGAACGCATATTATTCTCCTAGAAAATGAGGAGGGCGGCGCAGTGGCCGCCCGAATAGTGGGAAAGCTCGGAGGGCTTTACGCCGGGTTCTTCAGCTTCCGGAACTTCGCAGCCTGAAGCACAGCGCCACCCACCCGTCGGGTAGCGTGAAAGCGGGTAATGCCTTCCGTGGCTTTGATGTACGGATTGACGAGGATGGACAGGGCAAGACGATCGACGATGCGGTAGCCGCTGAAATCGCCGAAGATAACCGGAGACTTGTTGGCGCCGATATCGTCAGCCTCGATCAGTTCGATAACCGGACGGCCCAAAATAGTTTCAGGCTGGCCTAGAGTTAGGGCCGGCTGCCAGATGTACGAGCCCGTACCGCTTTCCTTCAACTTGCGAACAGCGGCGAGAGTCTTGCTGTTCATTCCCCAGGTGCCGGCAGCCCGGTAGGCGGCGGGCATGTCATAATAAACGTTGATCAGGTCATCCGCGGCAAGAGCGGCAGCGGCAGCCGCAGCATAGGACGTGATCGCCGTGTCGACGAAAAGGCCCTTCGGCATGTTGGAGCCGGTACCCGTGAGGAACGCAGCGGCCTCCTTCTGACCGAAGTCTTCAGCGAGCGCGAGGCGAACTTCCTGCTCTGCGGAGCCGGCCGAGTCAGCAAGCAGCTGATTCGAAATGTCGACGTAGGTGTTGACCTCGTTGACCGGGATTTCAGCCTGACCGAAACTCGGTTCGCTGGCCTCCTGTGACTGGGTTTCGCCCTTCCACTTCGCGTTCGTGACGCCGGTACGGGCCGGGTAAATCACGGAAGGCGAGCTCGTCGAGCGGACACTGGCAACGGCACGGATCGGGGAGAACTGGACCAGGTTGCGAACGAATTCGGTCGACATTTCTGCGGGAGCGAGGTAACCGCCCTGTGGATCGCTCGAAACCGTGAGGGTCTTAAGTTCTTCAGGGCCGGCTTTGTCGCCAGTGCGGAGATAGGCTTCGAACGACTTCTGCTCAGCCGACGGCTCATTGTCATTGGCTGCGCGAATGATGTTCGGGCGGGCGAGCTTCGTTTCAAGCTCGGTAATGCGAGCGACAAGCTTGTTGTCGTTGTCTGCTTTGGCCTTGACCTCGGTAGTGAGTGTCTCGAGCGCCGTTTTGACTTCGACGATCGTATCTTCGGATTCGGACTTGGTTTCGAGTTTAAGAGCAGCGCTCATTTTGATTCCTTGATTTTGCGGGTGGTGTCATTGATGGCGGCGACGAGCTCTGAAAAGCTGGCGGCCTGTTGCTTGACGGCTGAAATGGTCGCCGCTTCGTTCATCGCGAACGTCACGATGGACACCTCGCGAAGTTCGACTTCGTGCAGGAGGCGAGCACCCTGCTTGCGGTCCAGTTCGTCGCGTACCGTCCGGAAGCCGATGGACAGGGAGTCATAAGCGCCCGCTTTCATCAGCTCGTAGGTTTCGCGCCCTTTGACCGTTTCAAGAATGAGGCGCCCGGTGGCCTTGAGCCCCTTGGCGTCTTCCTCAAACTTCAGCCAGATGCCGACAGGCTCGCGCGTATCGTGCTGGAGAAGCATCTTGACCTTGCCGGGCGGGTAGGCCGCTAGCGACTTCTTGAAGGCGCCTGGCATGACGACGTCCCGACCACGGTCTTTGACGCCGAAGACGCTGGCGTAGCCGGTGAATGTGCCGTCCTCGGCAATGGCCTTTGTGTCGAGTTCGATAAGCGTTCCGGGACTATTTGCCATTGGCGGCTTCTTTCGGTGATGGTGTGTTGTCGTTCGCGGCTGGTTTCGCCGTGTCGATCGCCGGATTGGCGAACTCGTTGCCGCCGTCACGAGGTGGCATACCGAGCCAGTCGCGGGCTTCGTTCGGATTTAGAACCCGTGCCGTGATAAGAGTGCTGATGGCCGTAGCGCGCGCCGTGAGGTCGGCTTGGCTGGTGTCGTCAATGTCGAAGGCAAAGCGATATTCGCCGCGCTCCTCTTCAGACAGGAGCGTGCGATTGAAGGCGGCCTCAAGGATCCGCAGCCACGGAATCAGCGTGTATTGGATGAATTCCTTGGCTTGCTGTTCGGAGTTACCCCACGTGTTGCGGGTCAGCTCAAAGAGCATGCCCGGTGGGACTCTGAATGCGCGCGCCACCTCGAGTATCTGGAAGGTCCGGCTGGCCGTGAACTCGCCATCGACGCTGGTTAGCGCCATCTGCTTGTAAACGGCGCCTTCATAGAGCACGGCGGTTTTGCCAGCGTTCGCCTTGCCGCTGAACGCCGCCTTCCAGCCGGCCAGCAACGCCTTGACGCCATCAGACCCTAGTTTTTGAGGGGTTTCGATAACCCCGCCAGGGCGGGCGCCGTTCGTCCATAGGCCATTTGCATAGCCTTCCATAGCACTGGCCGTGCTGATGGCGCTGCGGGCCATGGACAGTGGGCATCGCGTGAATGGGCCGCGGACACGCATGATGTTCTTCGATGAAGCGAACTGCCCGCCAATCCGGTATTTCGGTTCGCCGGTCTTATCGTCTTCGTCTACCCCTATGATGCCGTCTCGATAGACGATCATTTCGCGCGGCTCGCCGTTCACCTTGGTGACATAGCAAAGCGCGCCGGTATCCTTGGTCAGGGCACCAGCGACAAGATCGCGAATGATCTCAAAGCCGCTCGTCCAGCCGTTGGCCTGGCCTGTGAGAAGCTTCAGGCCGGGATGGTCCGTTACATCTTCTTCAGCGTCACCGACCTTGCGCTTGAGTTTCAAGTCCAGGCTGGCCGCAGCTTCTGAGATGATGCGCACAGCAGCAGAGACGGCTGGAACTGAAAGCGCCTCGGCATTGCTGATCGACGTGCCAGCGGGCATGGCACCGAAGAGTTCGAGCAGTTCCGCCGTCGGATCGCCCAGGGATTTGGTTTCGACGGCGGGAGGGGTTTTATTCTGAAACGGCCACAACGGCGGTCTCCTTTATGTGTTCGCATGCCGCAACGATGTCGTCAGTGATCTTGCCGACCGGCAGGACGATCATCGAACTGCTGCCAGGCAGGACAGGCAGGCCCGACAGCATGCGTCCCGATGTCGACGACACCGACAGGACAGGGACGACAAGAAGCGCGTCACCGGGCGGTGGCGTGGCAAGGTGTTCGAACGCTTGCGCTATGGCGGTTGGCCAATTGCGGCCGGCGCGGTCAAGCTCGTAGGCCACCCGCAAGACGGTGATGTCTTTGGCGGAGAACCAGCGTCGACCTTTTCGCTTTTCGGAAAAGAGCGGCGATAAAGGTTTCGTTCGATTGATGATGACGTCGAGGTGAGCGCGGTGGATCCCCGCCACGCGGGCGGCTTCCGCCACGGCATATTCGCGGGCAGTCCAAGACATTGGCTAACCTTTGTTAGATTTTCGATTGGGCAAAACAAAAGCCGCTCGCCGTAGAGGACGCTCCGGCGAGCGGCTTGATCAACCTCGCAGCGACATGCGCGCAAGGGATGGTATCGCCGCGCGTACATCCGGCGTCGGCAATAAAAAGCCGCCCGGTGAGGAGCGGCTGGATTGTCTTCACTCTACTCTCCCCGAGATCGGAGAAAGTCAGGTCTTCCTATAAAGGTACGCATTAACTGCACACGAAAAGTCAGATGGCTGGAAAAAAATCCATCTCAACCCCTGGTGACTTGAATGCGCGTGAGGGTCCGTCACCTTCATCTATACAGGTGACAAATCGTCGGAATTTAAACATTAGGCCGCATATTTATTGAGGGCGGCCCATGTCAGTCCGTACTCAAACCCTTGGTGACTTGAGTTCCCATGGCATACGGTCAGGCCTCAACTATCCACACCACGGGATGCCGCAAAGGGACGGCCCCTTCACCTCTACAGGTAACAACTTCCTGTTATTCCTACCTATAAAGCCAGTTTATCGATGGCGGCGGCGGCAGTCAGCAAATGCGCGGCTCTCACCCCTCGGGGACTTGGAGCGGCGTGGTGCGACGGCTTCAACTATACAGGTGACAACTTCGCAAAAAATGGACCTCTCATACTAACCAATTGACACGGCATTGGTGGGTCTCAACCCTTGGCGACCTGAATTCGCGTGGCATACGGCCAGGCTGCGGTAGGCGTGGGAATCCCCGAGTTAGCGATAGTGCGGATGGAGGTGGCCGGTCCCGGTGGCGAGATGCAGCGTGCTCTCCGGCGGCAGCTTGCCGTTCTGGGAGCTTCTATTTGTTGACCGCGGAGTATAATGCGAATCACGCTATTCTGCTGTGAGGATCGCAATTGTCGAAGGCCGGTTATACGCGAACCATAAACCCGCTCCAATTTAGCGCCTTGGAACCAAAACGCTTTGAAGATCTCGTGAGGCAGTTGCTTTACGAATTCCGAACTTGGCGCCAGTTGGAGGCCACCGGACGATCAGGATCGGACGACGGATTCGATGCAAGGGGCTGGGAGGTATACTCGCCTTTTCCGGCAGATCTTGAAGACGAGGAACCGGAAACGCAAGATAGGGTCTGGTTGATACAGTGCAAGCGTGAGCGCAGCATCGGGCCAGCCAAACTGATCAAATATCTCAATGACATTCCCGAAGAAGAACGAGAGAAAATCTACGGGATTATTCTTTGCGCGCCGACTGATTTCTCAAAAACGAGCCGCGACAAGTTCCGACTGTGGTGCAACGATAAAGGTATCTCCGAGTGCCATCTCTGGGGAGAAGCCGAACTGGAGGACGCGTTATTCAGCCCTCGGAATGACCATCTCCTATTCGCCTATTTCGGGCTTTCTCTTCAAATCCGCAGACGCTCTGAGCAAGCCCGGCTTCGGGCACGGACGACAATCAAGCGGAAACTCAAGCGAGCTTTCGTTGGCAAAAATGACGTTCTTATTAGGGCGGCCGATGATGACCAATACCCTTACAGCCATGGTCGTGAAGACTTCAGATGGTGGGTGTATTCGGCCCCACAGCTAACTCACAGTGGGTTAAGGTTGCAGTGGCGGAGGCACTACGCTTACCTAAATCTCGAGACGAATGAATGGGATTGCGCAAATGGATTTAACTCGGACTTGAACATGCGTCACGGTGATCCGTGGAGAGGTTCTATTGAGCGCACAGCCGAAGAGAATTCTCTTTGGGAAGTCTGGTATGGTATCCCGGAAGCCCAGCGCGCGTTGATAAGTGTTGCGGGTATAATACCTTTTGACTCCATATTAGAAGTTGATGAAATCGGAGATGAGATAACCGATCACCCGCACATCTTTGTGACCTTGGAAGCAAATTGCACCCACCCTTTTCTCGACTGTTTGGTCGAGCCAAGCTACTTCAATTCTCATCTTGCGGTGGACATCGAATTGGACCCCGCCACTAGAGTCAGCTATTTTCCGGAGAAATTCCGGAAAATATTGGTGGATGAGCCGACCGCATAGGCGGCTTATGCGGTCGTGCATTTGGGAGTGCGAACAACCGGTAGGGCTTCCACCCTACCAGGGGTGTTCCACCCCTATGGGGGTTATAGGGGGTGGAAGGAACAGGGGGGTGGAACAGGGGTGGTAGGGGGGGGGAACGTAGGGTGGAAATCTTTCACCGTGGAAGATTGTTACTCCGCCCCGAAGCGTTCCGCCGCCAGGATGAGCCGTTGTCTCGGCTTCGAGGGAGGCCCTTCCATCACAACGCGGAGCTCGCCGGCAGCAATCAAACGCTGCATTGCCGCCTCCAGCATCTTCACTGAAAGCCCCTCGACATCAGGACGCTCGGCCATGACCTTTGGTGCATAGTTCAATCCCTTGGTCTTGGCGACACGCTCGCCAGACCTGTTAATGGCCGACAGCACGTCGCGGAAGATGCGTTCGGCGCGGACATTCATCAAAGCAGAGCCAGGAGATGGCTTGCCATCGTCGAGCACAAAGACACCGTCCTTCCAACGCAACTTCATCTCTCCGCCGGTGGAACCATAGTTCGATTTCTTCGTCGTTAGAAACCGTAGGTCTTGATCCGCATCCTTTCCTTCCGGGCGCGTCATATAGAGCCTGGATCGAACCGAGTTGTTCCACGCCGTGCTGCCTGAAGATCCGGTGCCAGACTGCATCCCTGAGACGGATGGATGCGTCAGTAGCACGACCGCGCAATTAAGCGGAATGGCCACTTTCCGCAGCATACCGATAAACTGCCGAACCTGACCGCGTTTGATTTCATCACCGCCGAAGAGGTCGGCTGCCGTGTCGAGAATGATGAGTTCAGGCAGGAAGTCGTTAACCATCTTCACGAGGTCGACGTAGAGTTCGGTCGGCTGCATGTTGCCGCGACGGTCAGGGACGGAAAGGAGTGCGTCCATATCGGCCAACGGCACGAGCCGGAAATCTGAAAGGTCGCTCAGCGACTTCCCGTGAGCCGTTACGATATCGTCTAGGCGACGGTGGAATTCTTCTGCTTCGTCTTCGGCGCCGAGATAGACTACGCGGCCAGCAGACGGGTGCATCCCCATAGTCTCGACGCCAAGCGCGCCGGCGGCAGCAATCTGTAGGGCGAGTAAAGATTTGCCGACGCCGCCGTCGCCCGAGACGATCGTCACCTGACGGCTGGGAATGAGGCCTTGCAGATACCATTCACGGGCCGGTACGGGCTTGCCGTGCCATTCGGCGGGGCAGACAACGGGAAGCGAGGTGGGCGCTACGGCTGGCGTCTGCTGTGGCGCGGGAGGCCTGTTATCGTTGGCGGCGACGGGTGGGGCTTTCGGAGCGAATAGCTCCTCGCGAAGCTTCGCCATCGACTTTTGCAGCTCGGTCGGTTCCTTCGGAGGCGGCCTGTTGCCGAGATCTCGGCCGATGATGCTGTCCGCAACGACGCGGTCGATTTCGGGTCCGTGGATCTGAAACATTCCAGGGATGCCGGTCTCGTGATGCAATGTTACGATGAATGTCGAGTCGGGATCGCAGCCATCAATGTTACTTACGATGACGCAGGCGCGCTTTTCGGCCTGCTCGTATTCTGGCCATTCATCGGCTGGTAGGCTGGAGACGTTGGCCGGTCCCGTGTTTTCCCAATCCGGCTCCCCGGTTGCGTTGGCGGGGGCTAGGACGACGTCGACGCTGCAGTGTCCGTGGTCGTAAAGGCGGTCATAAATTCCGAAAATCATTGCCTCGCGGCTATCGGAGGCCGGGGTTTCCCGCAGGCTCATTGCCCGTAGTTCTTCGAGATTGGTTTCAAGCCGCGGCGAGGTCATTGTCATAGGCTTGTGCGCCTCCCATTGCTGCCTCGAGGGCCTTCAAGATTTCAGCCGCGAGCGGCGGCGCAAACGTTGCGGAATGCTTGCCGTAAGCGTTCGGCGCCAGGATACGGGAGAAGCCGTTTGGTAGCCGCCTCATGGCCAGATTGTAGAGCCGCAAGTTCGGACCTATTTGCGCGTCAAAAACGCATACGTCGGCAGGTCGCCACGGTGGGCGGACGTCTATTATCTCGATCATTGGTTTCCTTGTGGGGTGCTAGTACTCTAGATGGACCGTGACCTTGGTCAGGTTTCCATCCGCGTCCACGTCGTACTCGACCCGCTTCGCTTGAAGGTGATTTGTGCCGCCGAGATAGTGGAATGAAACCCAATCGCCGGTGCCGGGCGCGGCCGGCCAATCGACGTCTAGGCCGTTGGGATGGTCTTCGCTTTTGATGGTGATCTTCATGCCGATTTCTCCGCAGTTGCCATCCAAGAGGTGAGGGAGGATCGACGGGCAGCTACCGTGCCGCCGAGATGGAAGTTAGGAATGATGGAGTCGCTGCAGAGCCGGTAGGCCTGCCGCTGGGTAATTCCGAGATACTTGGCAATGGCTTTGGCTCCCATAAGCAGGTCGCCTCCGACGTTATCGTTCGCAGCTTGCAATTTTTCCTCCAAGTGGGGTTGACAGGTTTTGTAAACATGCTAATTTCGATGGTGGATAACTGTGCCTTGTCCACATCCAGAACATTGTTGTAAATATACAAAAATGTCAAGGTTTTTACCTTGATTACCTATTTGCGTCGTGTTTTCATGCGCCACACAGATCAGGGGGTCATGAATGGCAACGATAACCAAACGAAAATGGACGACAAGCAAGGGCGTCGAGCGCGAGGCTTGGGTGCTGGCCTATACCGATGCGGGCGGCAAGCGACATAAAGAGCAATTCGAGAAGAAGCGGGATGCCGAGGCTCGCCGCACCGAGGTGACGCATCAGGTCGTCAGCGGCACGTATCGAGCCGACGCGGCCGCAACCACGATAGATGATGCTGTGACGGATTACCTAAAGTTACTCGCGGCACGGCGAGAACGCGGCGAACATGTGACCGAACATTATTATAGGACCGTAGAAGGACAGTTGCGAAATTACGTTGCCCCGACGGACGAGCACCGAGCAAAGCAGGCGGAGAAGACCAGAATTATTTTCGACGGTGGAATCGGTGCTGTGAAGCTTTCCCAAGCGTCTGCGAAGGTGATTGGCGATTTCCGCGATCGGTTGCGGGCGGCCGGCGTCGGCGTGGTGACGACCCGGCGCATTCTTGGGAGTCTCTCGCGCGCGCTCCAAAATGCTGTTGGCAATGACCTGATGGCGATCAATCCGGCGGCAAGCATCCGCGTCACCGGCAAGCGAGGCGAGGGGTCTAAGAAGGTTGTACCGCCATCAAAGGCGGATCTTGCGGCAGCGTTGGCCGAAGCAGCAGGAAGCTTGAGGGTTCGTATGCGGCTCTCGGCTTCATCCGGCGTCCGCGCTTCGGAACTCTATGCACTTCGCTGGAAACATGCGGCATTCAACGCTGGCGAGCTCACCGTCGACGGTCGTGTCGACGCTTACAAAAATGAGGACACCACCAAGTCAACAGCAGGCATCCGGCGCGTGCCACTCTCCTCAGCTATGTTGGCCGAGTTGCGAGCATGGAAAGAAGCAGCCAAGAGCTCGGAAGCAGAAGATCTGATTTTCCCAAATGCCAAGGGCGGTTTCCTCGATCATAAGAATATCCTGAAACGCGAGTTCCGGCCGCTGCTTGTCGCTGCCGCCAAGAAGGCTACAGATGAAGGCAGGAAGTTCAAACCGTTCAATTGGCATGCGCTCCGCCACTTCGCGATCAGCACATGGATCGAAGCTGGTATGCAACCCAAGACGGTTCAAACCTTTGCCGGTCATTCCTCACTCGCCGTCACCATGAGCCGGTATGGGCACATGTTTCCAAGCGATACTCACCGTAACATCATGGATCAGATTTCGACGTCCATTTTCGTCGATGGCGCACAAATGGCGCATGAAGCCGCAGAAGCGCTGTGATATAAGGATTACCACCTGATTTGTAATCAGGGGGTCGCGAGTTCGAACCTTGCCGGGGGCACCATTCTTTTCCGCGCGATACCGTTTGCTAGTCCATAGTCTGGGTTCGACGCTGTTGCGCTCAATCGCACCAGCAGACTTTTCAGAAGGTTCATATCGCTCGATGAACCGCGCGTGAAGGGCTGCTTCACCGCCAATTCAGCCGCGCCCGCTTATCTTCGCCTCATCATCAATGAGGAAATAGCCATGAAGCTCGCACATCTCTTTCTCGCCGCAACCATTTCCGTCGGCGCGGCTTTCGCGTCCGTCGCACCGGCGGCCGCCATGCCGGCCGAGCGGCCGGCGGTGACGGCGCAGGGCGACATCGTTCAAATTCGTGATGGCTGGCGAGGTGATCGCGACCACGACGACCGTGGCTGGCGACGTGATCGCGACCGGGATGATCGTGGCTGGCGCGATGGGCGCGATTGGCGCCGGTCCGACTGGCGCGATGATCGCCGTCACGGGCGGCGGTGGCGTGCCGAGCGTTGGCAGGAACGCCGCGACTGGCGCCATCGCGATCGCGGCATGCCGTTCTGGCTCTACCGCAGCTGACGATAACGGCCCGGATCATCCGGGCCGTTATTTTAGAGCATGATGCCGAAAAGTGTGATCGGTTTTCGGACGACATCATGCTCCCACTATTTATTTTTAGAACAGGATTCAGATTTTAGGCCGAGCCGGCCTAAAGTCATCCTGTTCTAATGAGTGAGGGGTTCGTTGACGCTCGCCTCGATCCTGTCGCCATTGCCGGTCTGTCCGGCGCCGGAGGGCGACATCATCGCGATGCTGAGTACGGAGGCGATCATGAAGGCGACGACGGCGATCATTATGCGCATAAGCGTTCAATCCTCGTTCGATTCCGGGATTAACGCATGATCTCCGTCCGCGTTCCTGCAAGTATTATTGCACCTGGCCCGGCGTCGCGGGGCCAGGCGCCGTCGGCGAGAGAGGATCGGGCTGGTGGATGGGGTGCGACGTGTCCACCCAAATGATGCTGATGATAATCACGACGAAGACCGCGATGAAGAGGATACCGAAAATCAGCGGTCGAATGGCCATGATAGGGATCGTTCCTTCTTGCTTGTGAGCCGGTCGCAACAACCGGTCGTCGCCCGATCATAGTGCTCCAGGGCGTCATTCCAAGGCAAAAGTGGATTTTTCCGGCATCGGTCGGGCGTTGCACGAGCGTTGTCCGTGTCCTTTTCCATTTGTCGCGCCGCATCGAACTCCTGCATAATTCCTTAAATCCGAATCGATAGCGCGTCTGAAAAGACGCGCGGCGCTGTACGTCACGGATGATCGTCTATCCCGTCGAAGTGGCCTATGCAGGCGATACGGCGCGCAGGCCGATGGACGGATCGACCGGCTGCCCTTGCTGCGGGCCAGCCTATGCCTTCAGGTGAAGCCGCGCCGCATAAAGCGCGATTGCTGCCGCATTCGAGACGTTGAGCGATTTGATCGAGCCCGGCATGTCGAGACGGGCAAGTGCGTTGACGGTTTCCCGCGTCTTCTGCCGAAGTCCCTTGCCCTCGGAGCCGAGCACGAGCGCCACCTTCTGGCCCGAGAAGGTGCCTTCGAGTGGCGCCGGCCCTTCCGAATCAAGGCCGATGGTGGAGAAACCGAGCTTGTGCAATTCACCGAGTGCATCGGCGAGATTGGTGACCTGTATATAAGGTATCAGTTCCAGCGCGCCGGAGGCGGACTTGGCGAGCACGCCCGATTCGGTCGGGCTGTATCGCTGCGTGGTGATTACCGCGCCGGCATTGAAGGCGACGGCCGAGCGCATGATCGCGCCGACATTGTGCGGATCGGTCACCTGATCGAGGACGAGCAGGAGAGGACTTTCCTTCAGTGCTTCGAGCCGGCGTACCGGAAGCGGCCGTGTTTCCAGCATGACGCCCTGATGGATCGCCTCGGGGCCGAGCACCTTGTCGATCTCCTGCGGCGAAACGATCTCGAAGGGAATGCCGAGCGCCTCGACGTCGACTTCGAGGCGCGCCAGCGCATTCTGAGTCACGAACAGCTTGATCTTCTTGCGCTCGGGATTGTCGAGCGCTGCGCGCACCGTATGCAGGCCATAGAGATGCACCTGGTCGGGCGCAAGCGCCGGCGGCTTCCAGTCTTCGCCGCCGCGCTTTCGCTTCTGCGGCTGAGGTGTCGGAATCTCCCCGCGTTCGCGCTTGGCGTCGCGGTGGGCGCGCCGCAGAGTGGCGTAATGCGTATCCTTGGCAGATGGGTCTGTCGCGGTCTTGCCGCCGGATTTGTTGTCTTTGCTCAT